AGTGCTATATCGTTTTGTTTAAAATAATGTATACCACAATACAAATTAGGTAATTTATTTTCAACAAATGCCTTTCTATAAAAATCACTTGTAACTTCTTGATTTCTATAAGTAAAAACTTTACTTGTCAAAAATACATCATATCTATCAAGTATATTCCACCAATGACTTACGTTACTTAAAAATAACATGTCAGAATCTAACACTATGGTTTCCTTATACGGTGTGACATGAAATGCTTTCCATCTTTGTTCGGTCAAATAATAAGTATCGTCTCCATCTACAATCCAAGGTATTTCAATAATTTTATCAAATAAAGGTTGATATTTTTTAGGTACTGTATCATTAGTAACAATTGAAATATTTTTTATTGTTTGTGTATGTTTTATACTCATAGCACAAAGACAGGCCTGCTTTACGTAATCTTTACCACTCGCAACTATTAAATAACCTTGCTTCATAATACTCTTGCCAAACTAAATTTATTCATCACATGAACATTGGATTTATTTGTTGAAGCCAAGGTGTATTCTCCTGTCCTATTTTCCTTTTCAACTAAGAAAGTCAACTTATCTCCATTTAATTTATAAATTAAATCTCTATCAAGAGTATAAAACATTTTTCCTGGTAAAGTTTTTGCCCATTCTCCTTCTTGAAACCCGTTCATCATATGAATAGCTATACTGAAAATATGGTCATTACGGAAATTTCTGCTTCCTAGATTATAAACTTGTGAATAGTGAAGCCAATTATTTTTTATATGTTTCATCAAATCAAAAAATATCTTTATTTCTTTGGTTTTTGCGAAGCAAAAACAGGTAGCCCAATAAAAAGCTATACCAGTATCATTGATATATTCAAATTCTGGTAACTTTCTCCAGTCACATAAATCTATTCCATGTCTATAAATTTGAAAATCTGCTACCGACTCAAATGCTTTTTTAAAACTTTCATTACAAATTACATAGTCAGTATCCAATACTAGTGTTCTATCATAAGGTGTAATATCAAAGCTGTCAATACGACCTGCATTTTTAAATTGTAAAGTTTCGTAATGATTACTTCCGTCATAATATCGTTTAGAATTATGATCTTGACTATCACTTTCTATTATTTTGTCAAATAAATCACGTTGATCTGAATACAGATAATCAAAGTCTTTTTTATTTGATGTCACTAATGAAATAGGCAGTTGTAAATATTTTTTAACACGGGTAGCTAGAAATATTGCTTGTTTTAAATAATCAACTTTTCCATTATTATTAGCAAAACATAATACACCATTAGACATCAACTATACTTTCCACATTTCGTTTGCTAACCATCTTCTTATATTTCTCATAATACTTTGCAGAAGCTGTGCCGTAGCAACCTTTGATATCATACATAAATGTTGATAAGTCTTCAATCAGTATAGGAGTGTTATTATCGTCTATTAGGACAGTTTTAGAATTATCTTGGTCAAGTATATTGCCTACAAAAGAAATAAGTTCTTTGGTTACTGTGAACTTGCCTCCAAACTGATATACAACCAAATCCTCCATGTATTCTTCATGGATTATCCTTTTTTGGTTATTGAAGGTAATCATATAATTAGAAAAATCAAGTGCTTTCTCTAATGATTTATCCATAGTTATACTCCTAGTTATTGTATAACTATTTAATCCTAAAGGGTATCTGTGTTCTGGAAAGTTGGTGCTGTAATATCAACAGCATTTGTGTTATTTGGACGATTCATCTGTACTGTACTGGTTGTTAGTGCATCTACGGCTTCATCAAAATTTGGATTTCCGCCCTTATCTTCATTGAAAGTAATTCTAAATGTCAATACGTTACCTACTTTTTGTCCTTCAATCAAATAATCGTTATCACTATAAGCTGAAGCAGTTTTATTGAAAATAGTTACATAAGAAGTAGGTAAATTTGCAAAACCGTATGATGTTCCTGTAGATCCATTAGACGTTGTTGACCTTCCAAAAGATACAGTACCCACTGAGGTCATTAAGTTACGCCAGTCATTGTTTATTGCTGTATTTCCTGGACCAATTGTACCACTGAATAATATAGTACCACCTGCGTTAAAAAATACACGCATGTGATCGCTTGAACTAACCGTTGTTACGGTACCATCTCCGTTAGTTACTGAATAACCGCCGAAAGTTACTGTGACAATATGATTGATATCTGATGACCAGCTAGATGATCTTGAACTTTCTGTTCCTGCTTGAAGTCCTAAATTTCCCGCACTTACGTTTAATCTTGATGTTTGGCAAGTTAAACTTAAATTTTCAAATTCTACATAACCTTTTTTTGATGTTGTGTTACTGTCTTCTATAGTATTACCGGTTACAGGTGCTACTATTTCTGTTGGAGTTGATCCTGTTTGATGCACACGACATTTTACCATATCATTGTACAAAGTTGTCATCTGTGCGGCAGTGACAGTAGCGCCGGCGGCTACAGTTGCACTAGCAACTGCTTGTCCATAACCTTCATCACCTGCACCTAATCCTAAAATTCCAGCTACTCGAGCTCGTATAATGTTGTAACGAGCCGCTGTAATTGTATCTCCTACTGCCATAATACTTCCTTATACTTTATAACTTTAAAATACACTCAACTAGTGTCTCTTCATGTCTTTCATTATCCTCTAATGCTATACCAATCATATCTCCTGTGCCTTCTACACTAGCTGTTCCGTTTTGAGCAACATAAACTTTTTGACCTTTTTTAACTGGTCCAGTAATCCTTACTGGAACCCTTCCAACAAGTGCTATTGCTTGTCCCTCTGACTCTGAATTCATTAAATATGCAGGTTGTGAACTTATAACTCCTATGCAAGGTGTATCATCTGTTTTATCAATTGCCGTAGCTTCTTTATCTCCACCAATTGCCATTAATGTACCTACAGGATAATGTTGATCTGTAACATATTTTTCTGCCAAGTCAGCATATTTGGCTGAAGTTGCTATACCATTAAATGTGTTAGCGGCAATGTTACCACTTGAATCTCTCACTGCTACAGTATTATTTGTTGCGTTGACATCACCAGTTCTAAAATTAGAACCTACTTGTAAATTTGTAGCATTTGTTGCCAATCCAATAAATGAATTTGCATAGATATTTCTAAATTTGTAGTTAATATCACCAATGTCATAAGTTGCAGTTGTTGTAGGAACCAATCCTCCTGCCTGAACATGGAATGGTTCAGTAGAAATACCTGCACTTGATTTGACTTTGAATCTTATTTTTTGTCCAACTGTATTATCAATAACTCCTTCGTCACCTGAACCAGAAGAATCAATAAAAACAGCTAAATCGTTTGCCGCACCTACAGTAAAACCCGTATCACCAAATCTAACAGTACTTGTAAAGTTAGCGTTTCCTGATAATGCGTAGCTAGAAGCTGGTTGACCATTTAATCTATCGGCGTTTGTGGCAGTGCCATAAAATCTATGAGCTGTTGCAGTCACTCCATTAGTAGCAGAAGTAGTATTTCTTAATGTTACACCTTGTCGTACAACATCAAATCCTGATATAACGTTTGCAGGGTCTGTTGCATCAATCGTAAATTCAGAATTACTAATAATAAACACAACATTATCGTCTACTGTACCTTTAATTATAGTTCTATTTGTTTGTGCATTATCTCTTACTTGCCCTGTAACCATTGCAGAAACTGTATCACCTATACTTTGTGGACCGATTAGGACAAATCCACCTGAGGCATTTTGAGCATATAATTGATTATTAGTAGTATCCCACCAAAAATCACCAGTTGTTAAGCCTACTGGTTGGGTAGTGGAAACTTCTGCACCACCTGTTGTTCTAAATTTAGTTCCGTCATAAAATTTAAGTTTTTTTACAGAACTATCAAACCATATCTGTCCTGATAGTGGACTTGCAGGTTGATTTGCACTGGAAAAATTTTCCAGTAGATGCACAAAGTTTTCGTTTTGGATTTCGCCATAACCAGCATAGTTTTTACCCACTAATTTAAGTGTGGTGCTTTGGTCTATAGTGCCATCTTCAACCGAAGCTAACTGTGTGCCGTTAGTTAAATTTATTATATACGCCATTTATTAACCCCTAATCGTGTGTTACATGTATTTATACTAAATTGCCCGGAGTTAGGTCTTGCACATATCCCCAGGAACCGTTGTTAACTCTAAATAATTTTAACGTTCTAGCAACAGTAGACGTAATAGCACCAGTAACGTTGTTAAACGTTGCATCACCAATTACAGAAGTAGAGCCGTCATCATTGCCGCTACCATCTAATTTTTGTACTACTTCTAAACTTTTGTTAAAACTTGCATTCAAATTCGCGGCTTCTAGTGTTGCTTGAGCACCTACAGTAGATGTACAATGAATTCTAGCTTCTGTACCGTCTCTTTTTGAAGTTGCTGGAGCAATATCATTAATAATTGTTGCAATATTTGTATTTAAAGTGCCTCCTGTACCTAAACCAGTGATATCCAAAGATAAAGGAATCACTTCTAAGTCGACACTACTATCTACGTATGCCTTTGTAGCCACATCTGAATCTAATACAGGATCTTGTACGTTTCTAATTTTTCTTGGTGTACCTAAACTTATATCTCCTGCTAAAGTTAAAATTAAACCGTTAGTACCACTTGCTACTCCAGTGTTAATACTGATACCAGAAAAACTCATGTTACCAATATTTGCACTTGTTAAATTACCAATCGAAGTAATACCTGGTGCAGTAGTACCATCAATTATGTCAACACCGTTTGACTGAAGCTTTCCTCCGTTAGTCAAATTGATGTTTACATTAGATGTCCAAGAATTAGTTGAGTTTTTCCACAACCATTCTTTATTTCCGCCGGATGATTCTACAGTTATACCAGAATCATCCACTCCTGGATTATCTAGTAGGGTACTATCGTCACCACGTGCTAATTGAATTTGTTTATCTCTTACTCTTAAAGTTTGAACATCTAAAATAGTCTGTGTACCAGATACTGTAAAGTCACCACTTACTTTCATGTCACCAGTTACATCAAGTGTTGCACTAGGTGAAGAATTATAAATACCTACTCTGCTATTAGTTGAATCTATAGTGACTGCATCTTTTTTACCTAGACTGGTTGTCATTCTTATAATATAATTTTCACCAGATACATTATTTTCAGATACCACGCCTAAGTTTGTCACCTTTATGACATTATTGTCTGTCAAACCTATTGTTACACCGTTATTATTTCTGACAGATAAAGAACCACTTGTTGAATCATCTGAATCACTTGCAAGAAACTGTCCAGCTGTTCTAATGACACCTGAAGAATCAACTAGAGATTGTGTTCTTGTGGCTGTTCCTGCAAAAACAAAGTCTGAATCGACAACATTAAATCCTTTTTGCACATTTCCTGTAAAGTTAGGAATCGTATCAATGTTTTGCGGTTCAAATGAAATCTTACTCCAAAGTCCTACAAGTGTTCCGCCTACCCAATATTTTATAATAGTTCTACTTGTTCCGGTAGCATCTAGTACAGTTACAACCTGTGGTCCTGAACGACCTTGGAAAGCATTATAAATAGGACCTGCTAGTTCTAAATCTGTACCATCAAAAAAGTACATTTGATTTTGTTCGTTGTTAATCCATAAATCACCTGCCACCATGGTTGGTTGTGTTGGTCCAACAATTGGTCCGCCGCCTGTTGTCCAAGCTGTACCTGTGTAAACTTGAAGTCTTTGATTTGTGGTATCCCACCATATTTGTCCTGCTAGTGGCTTTGTAGGTGCAGATGGACTAGCAAAATTTTCCAACATTTTAACAAAGTTTTCATTTATTGCTTCGCCAAATCCTGAATAGTTTTTTCCTATAAGCGTGATGTCAGTAGAATTAACGTCAATTTGTCCATCAGCTAGATTTACAAGTAGTGCTCCACTTGTTTTATTAATTTGATATGCCATTAGCCACCTACCCCTGAATATATAATATATTTTACAGTTAAGAATGGATTCATGACATTATATGGAGTACCAAGTTCTGATATATCAAATGTTTCATAAGTTTCTAAACCTGTTTGTTGATTATATTGAATGTTTCTTCTATTTAAGACACCACCTGAAGAAGTTCTGGCTTGTCCTGCATTAGATCCAGTTGGTGCATCATAAGGAATAGTATCAGCATCCTGTGGCGTACCACTGTCATCTAGTATTACATAAAACTGAGCGCCTTTAGGTGATCTTAAATCATGTTCGTGTTCAGGTAAGTTTCTTACGTCAATTGCACGACTTTCAACACCCGAACCAAGTCCAACTGTGTCAGCATTTACGTCTGTAACTCTGTTAATACTTGTACCTCCCATGTTATCAGCACCAAGAGGAAATCTACCTCTAAGATCTGGTAAACCAAATTGTCCTGATGTAACCTGACTTTGATCTTTGAATTGATATTGTATTGTATTATACAACGTCAAATAGTCTGAAATTTTAACTTCTCGTCCATCACATAACAACCAACCTGCTGGTACGTTTACACCTCCAAATGGCATAATACTACCAATTGGTATGACTGGTACAGAACTTACTAAAGATTGCTGTGAAATTTTAAATACACCTGTGCTATCTCCTGACACCCTGTTGATAATAATTTCATCATCTGTATTTGGAGTAGTAACTAGTGTCTTGTTTGCAATAAAAGTATTACTAATTGCTGTTGTGAATGTTTTTGTTGTACCGCCAGTCTGTCCGTCAAATGTAATTTGATTAGAACTTACATCACCTGTCATTTCAAAAGTACTAGCACTGGTTAATTTATTTGCATTAGCGGCACCACCTGTAACTGTTCCGGTAATATTACCAACAACATTTCCTCTAAATTCTACAGCATGGACTTGTGACCATCTGTTTGTAGATGTTCCTAAAGTATAAGTTTGAGTTGCAGATGGTATTATTGTTCCTGTGGTTCCTGTTCCTGCTACATTTAAATCTGTTCCTACATATAATTTTTTTGCTATACCAACACCGCCTGATATCTTAACGCTACCAGTACCTATACTTGTGCTATCAGTTGTACCTTGAATAATTAAATTTGTACTTGCTTGTATTGAACCATTAACATCTAATGCTTCTGCCGGTGAAAGTGTATTAATACCAACTTTTTCTGTGGAGTCTATTCTTATTACATTTTTCTGTGTACCTAAATTGTTGACTTTAAAATCAATAGGTGCTCCTGATGTTAAGTTTGTTACTACGCCTGATGTTCCTTGCACATCAAAAGTAATAATAGCATCTTGCCCTACTTGTATTCCTTTGTTGTTACTGATTATTATTTGATTGTCTGATGTACTAGTTACATCACTTCTTAAAAATTTTGTAGCTGACACACTAGCATTATTGACCACAAGATTTTCAGCTTTTTCACTTGTACCGTAATATTTTCCAACACCTGATCCGCCAATATTCGCTGTTGATAAATTAAGTCCTGGTTGAATAATTGTAAATCCACTAATTGTTGTTTTTGGTTGAAAACTTTTTGTGCTGTAAATTGCTACTGGGCTACCTGCAACTTCTACTTGAAGTATTGTATAATTGACTTCGTCTTTGCCTGTTACTACAACTGGTTTAGAACCAGTTAACAAACCATCACTATATTCAGGTCCTACTAGCGTCCATCCTGATCCTGTAAAAATGTATAACTGGTTATTATCTGTATCACTCCATAAGTCACCAGTTAATGCTGAAGAGACTGTAGGTGCAGTATTACCTTTTTTCAATCCACTTGCATTTATCCAACCAGTGCCGTCATAAAGTTTTAAAGTGTTTACACCAGTTGAACTGTCATACCACAGTTGACCTTGTATTGGATTTCTCGGTGCTGATGTATTCGCAAAGTTCTCTAGTAAATTTAAAAAACTGTTTGCAATTACTGATCCATAACTTGTTGTATTTCTACCCGGAATATCTAAACTGGTAGTCTGATTGATCGTACTATCTTCTATTGATATTGTACCTTTATTAGTATCCGCGTAATTTATTGTATAAGCCATTATTCATTCAACCCTGATAAACTTTGAACTCTTACCGTGTAATCAATTTGCACTAATCTGTTCAAACTTTTTTGAACTGGATGAAAAATTACATGAGTAAGTAATCTACCTGTGCCAGATGCATCATAACTTACCAAACCCAGTTCATCAAAAACATATAAACTATCTGCATTAGTGGCATTATCTATTGCGTCTTGTCCTGTTGGTTCGCCATAATCTAACAAACAAGTTACAAGTATATCTGTATAGTTTGTTCCGCTTACGTGTCTTGACTCAATTTTATTACGAGCTGGATCTGTATTGTTTACACTTCTATCATCTACAACTTTTACATAAGTTTGATTGTATAAACTTGCATTTGTTCCTGTAGAATTTGGTGTTAAGTATGTTATTATACCTGTGGGGTCAATACTTGTACCACCGTTACCAAATGCCATTTGATATATAAATCCAGAGCCTGCATTAGCTAAACTTTCTGCTAACGAAATACTCATGTTTTCATAGTGTATAGCATTCCTTTTATCAACAAGGATTTCGCCTGATTCAGGATTGTGTATTTTAATATGTCCTTGGAGTAATACTCCGTTATTTTCTTTTATTTGATCAATCATATTGTTTTCCTACAACTGTATTTATTTTGGTAGCTCCACCTTTTCTGCCTTAAAGAA